TTGTCCGGCAATGCCTATGTCGAGCCGCTGACGATCGGCGGAAGTTTACGCGAGCTGCATCTGCTGCGACCCGACCGGGTGAATGTCGTCGAGGGGCGCGATGGCTGGGTGACGGGCTACGATTATCGTGCCGGAGGCGGCACGCGGCGGCTGGCGGCGGAGAATGAAGACGGGCGGCCGGCGCTGCTGCATCTGAAACTGTTTCATCCGCTCGACGACCATTCCGGGTTTTCGCCGCTGGTGGCGGCGGGGGCGGCGCTCGATCTTTCCAATGCGGCGGCGGGCTGGAACAAGGCTTTGCTCGACAATTCAGCACGGCCTTCCGGTGCGCTGGTCTATCAGCCCAAGGATGGCGGCAATCTGTCCAGCGACCAGTATCAGCGGCTGAAGGAGGAGCTTGAGGCTGGTTATTCCGGAGCGGTCAATGCCGGGCGGCCGCTGCTGCTCGAGGGCGGGCTGGACTGGAAGGCGATGGGGCTTTCGCCGAAGGATATGGATTTCATCGAGGCGCGTAATGGCGCCGCAAGGGATATCGCGCTGGCGCTTGGGGTGCCGCCGATGCTGGTCGGCATTCCCGGCGACAATACCTATGCCAATTACCAGGAGGCCTACCGCGCCTTCTACCGGCTGACGGTTCTGCCGCTGATCGCCCGCACGGCCGCGAGCTTTTCCGGCTGGTTGTCGGAGAGTTATGCAGGTTTGCGGCTGGAACCGGATCTCGACCGGATCGCCGGCTTGAGCGCCGAGCGCGAAACGCCGTGGGCGCGGGTCGGGGCGGCGGGTTTTCTCAGTGACGAGGAAAAGCGCGAGGCGGTGGGATATTGATGGAAGGGGCCTGTAGGTGTAATTTGTAATACGCCGTATTACAAATGGAGGTTTCGATGGCCGAGAAGAACAATGCCGAAAAGCCGGTTCTGTCTGACCCGATCACCTTGCGTGTGCCGCAGGACATTCTCGACGATATCGAGAAAATTGCCGAAACGGCCGATCGCAGCCGCAGCTGGGTGATCGTTCGGGCGTTGAAATATTACCTGATGGCGGAGGGCAACGACGTTCTGCAGATCCGCAAGGGTGAGGAGCAGATCGAGCGCGGCGAAACTGTCGATGCGGAAGAATTCCTCGCCGAATTGCTTGGTGAGACGAAGAGCGACGCGGCCTGATGCGGAAGAGTAGGGGCGCATGAGTGCAGCCTCACTCAACCCGTGAAGTCCTAGACTCAATCTTTAAAGATCACGGCTCAAGCGATTCTGAACATTAACGAATGTCTCGTCGCCGAGAGTGGCAACCTGATACCGCCGTAGCCCTGTATGCCACAGGCATGTGCCTTGGTGGCGGTAGCGTATCTTGGGCAAGGCCAATCTTCGCGCCCCTCTAATCGAAAAGAGATTAACAATGGCTGACCTTGGACAGGATCCGGGGGCGCTTTTCGGCGTCTGGGCGGCGAAGACGGCCGGGGCTTTTGCCGGTGCCGGCGTGTCGCTGATCTATCTTCTGCCGAAGAGCAGGCGTGAGGCGGCGAGCCGGTTTGCGACAGGCATGAGCTGCGGGCTGATTTTTGGCGGGCCGACGGGATTGTGGCTGGTGGAGCGGCTCGAGATATCCGGCACGCTTTCAGGACCGGAGACGATGCTGGCTGGCTCGGCTGCGGCGAGCCTGTGCGCCTGGTGGGTGCTGGGGGCTTTGTCGCGGGTGGCGGAGAGATATGGTGGGCGGCGTTAGAAGTCAGCCGTGGCTGTCGCCGCTGCTTCCTTCTCCGTCGGTGCCGTTATACATGACCGCATCCGCTAACGCATGATCCGGCCTGTCGAGCGCATCAGCCAACAGTGGCTTTCGGAAAATAGCCGGGGGATGCAGAGCCAGGCTGACAGCGCCGGCGATGACTGCAGTGCCTGAGATGAGGCCGAGCGCAATCAGCATCAATGTCTGCATGACATGCCCCATTCAGGGACCCATGCGGTCAGTATAACCCGCCTTGCGGAAGGCTTCAACGCAGCCACGGCGCGTGGCCGAACCGATCGCTCAATTCAATTCAGGAGACTTTCATGCACGCTCACCGCGGGCACCGCGCCCCCATGCGTATTCTGACGCGCCCGAATGCGCGAAAATTCGCCAATCTGGAACTGGCTGGCATTACCGGCGACGGGACGTTTGCGGGGTATGCCAGCGTTTTCGGCGAGGTCGATCTGGGCAAGGACCGGATCGAGCGCGGAGCATTTATGAACTCGCTTGTGGCGCGCGGCGCGCCGGGGGTGAGGATGCTTTACCAGCACGATCCGAACGAGCCGATCGGCGCCTGGAAGACGATCCGCGAGGATGCCCGCGGACTTTATGTCGAGGGCGTGCTTTCGCCCGGCGTCGGGCGGTCCCACGAGGTGTTTTCGCTGATGAAATCCGGCGCGCTGGACGGGCTGTCGATCGGGTTTCGGACCGTCAAGGCGCGCACCGATGCCAAGACCGGGGTGCGGCGCATTCTGGAAGCCGATCTCTGGGAAATTTCCGTCGTGACCTTTCCGATGCTGCCATCGGCGCGGGTCTCCGACGTCAAGCATGCGCGGTTTTTCCGCGACCGGGAAACCGAACTCGTCCGCCAGATGCGGCGGGCGGCGAAGATGATGTTCAGCTCAAGCTTCAAGGGAAGATGTTTCGCTTGAAGATCATCTGCTCGATGGCGCGGGACGGCCTGCGAGGCTGTGGCTGCGCGATCCGCCTTCTCCTGGTCACGCCGTGAACGGCATCGAGATCGATTTTTCCGCCGGTTACGGCGAGGCGGGGACGGATGTGCCGGACACGCTGAAACGGGCGATGCTGGTCCATATCGGTCATATGTTCGCTTTCCGCGGTGTCATTTCTGCGGAGCAGCAGCCGGCGGGCGTGCCGGACGGTTACGAGCGGCTGATCGCGCCATTTCGTCTGCGGAGGCTCTGATGGTCGTCTTCTTCGATCCCGGCCAGATGACGGCGCGGCTTTCGCTGGAAGAGCCGGTGAGCACGCCGGACGGGCAGGGGGGCGCGGCGGTGACCTGGACGAAGATCGCCGCCATGTGGGCGAAGATCGAGCCGGTATCGTCGAGCCTTGCTGAAAGGGCCGGTGCCGAGATCGGGACGATCACCCATCGTATCTGGCTGCGGTTTCGCGAAGGTGTGTCGACAGGTCAGCGATTGCGAAAAGGGGCGCGGCTGTTTGCGGTGAAACTGGTGCAGGACCCGGACGAGACAGGGCGTTACCTCACCTGCCTCTGTGAGGAGGACGGGAGATGAACGCTGCAAATGCACTTCTGCAGGCGATCCATGCGCGACTGACCGGCGATGCGGGGCTCACAGTGGTGATCGGGGCGGACGGTGTTCGTGACCGTTTGCTGGCGCGGCCGAAACTTCCGGCGATCGTGATCGGCGATATGGAGACACGCGATTTCTCCACCGTGCGCGAGCCCGGCGAGGAGCATCTTCTGGCGCTGGAGGTCTGGTCGGAGGGCGACGGGCGACGTCAGGTGCTGGAGATCGCCGCGAAGGTGACGGCGCTCCTCGACGATGCGTCGCTGGTGCTGGACGGCGCGGTTCTGGTGAGCCTTTTGCGGGTCGGAATGCGGACGCGGCGGGAGGCGAAGACAAAATATTATCTCGCAGACATCCGGTTCAGGGCTGTGACGGAATGAGTTCCGCCCGAGCTTTGGCTTTCCGCACCAGCGAGATCAGCCTGATGATCGAAACCAGTGCCACGGATGCGAGTGCGATCGAAAACACCAGCGCGGTCATTATGCCGGTGCGGTCGATAAGCGCCGTGAAGACGATCGGCGCCGCCGCATTGGCGATGTTCTGCGGCATGGCAAGGCGGGTCGCCTGGCGGCCGTATTCGCGCGGCGAGAATAAAGCCAGCGGCAGCAACGCGCGGGCGACAACGAGTATGCCCGATCCGAAGCCGTAAAGGGCGATGAAGATCCACAGGCTGAAGCTCGATGCCGGCAGAAGCAGCAGGCAGGCGAAAGCGAGGAGCATGAAGCTCAAGCCGGCGACCGAGGTGATGAACGGATTGCCGCGCTTGCCGAGCAGCATGTCGATGCCACGGGCGGAAATGCCTAGCACCCCGCGTGCGGCGGCAAGCTGCAGGGCGAATTCCGGCGAGGCGCCTGACTGATGCAGGATCTCCAGCAGCGACGGCGAGAGGCCGAACGTGACGAAGGAGGCAATCGCCGTCGTCATCGCCACCAGCAGGAAGGCAAGCTTTCTATTGCCGGGTGTCAGTGGAACCGGAGCAAGGTCCGCGGTCGTATCGGATTTGGCATAGACGATCGGTTTGGGCAGGCAGAAGAGATAGAGCGGCATGCAGACGAAGGCATGCAGCGCGGCCGCCATCAGCAGGCTGGTGCGCCAGCCGAAGAGATCCGAAGAGAGACTGAGCAGCGGCCAGAAGATCGTCGCGGACAAGCCGGTGAACAGCATGAGGATGGCGATCGTGCGTTTGCCGTTTATGCCCTCCCGTTCGACCACGGCAGTATAGGCCGGCGCGGACAGCACCATGGCGCCGCCGAGACCGAGGATGATCCAGCTCGCCGCATAGGTGAGGATGCCGGTGGAGCTGGCCAGGAGAATGAGCCCGCCGGCGAAAAACAGCGATCCTGCCGCCATGACGCGGGCCGCACCATGACGATCGAGAAGGCGGCCGGTGAGCGGGCTTAACAGCGCGCTGACCATCATCATCACCGACAGACCGGCGAAGACGATCTCGTTCGCCAGACCGAGATCCGGCGCCAGTTTGCGGCCGATCACACCGATCGACTCGAAGGTCGTTCCCCACCCGATCAACTGCGTGATGGCAAGGACGCCCACGGTTTGGGCCGAACGAAGGGAAAAGGTCATGGGATGCGACATCGAGGAAGGGGCAGGCGGCTCCGGCTGTAGCAGGTCCGGTGATCGCGGAGAAGTGGCAGGCTGCGAGAAGATGAGATCCAATCGAGAAGGAATGACAGCATGGCAGCGCAGAAAGGCAGGGACCTGCTTCTGAAGGTCGATGAGGGTGGCGTGTTGACGACGGTGGCGGGACTGCGGTCGCGCCGCCTCGCCTTCAATGCCGAGACGGTGGATGTGACGGATGCCGAAAGTGTCGGGCGCTGGCGGGAATTGCTGGGCGGTGCCGGTGTCCAGCGCGCATCGCTGACGGGGGCCGGGATATTCAAGGACCAGGAGAGTGACGAGAAGGTGAGGGCGGCGTTTTTTTCCTCCGCGATCCTGAATTGGCAGGTCGTCATTCCGGGTTTCGGCACCATCGCCGGGCCGTTCCAGCTGACGGCGCTCGAATATTCCGGCGAGCACAATGGCGAGGTGCGGTTTGAACTTGCGCTGGAATCGGCCGGCGCGCTGGCATTCGGGGTGCTGTGATGGCCGGGAGGGGTATGACTTTGGCGGGTATGATCGGCAGCCGGGCTAACCGGCGGCGTGGCGAGGTGGTGGCGTTGATAGATGGCGAGCGCCGTATTTTGTGCCTGACGCTCGGCGCATTGGCTGAACTGGAGACGGCTTTTGCCGTCGACGATCTGAGCGGGCTCACCGCACGCTTTTCCTCCGGCAAATTGAAGGCGGCCGACATGATCCGCATCATCGGTGCGGGCCTGCGCGGCGGCGGCAACCTTCTATGCGACGACGAGGTGGCGGCGATGAGCGTCGAGGGCGGGATTGCGACCTATGCCGGAATTATCGGCGAGCTGCTGACGGCGACCTTTGCTGGGCGCGGGGAGGCGGTTTCGGCAAACCCTTGAACGCCGCAACGGGCAGGGATGCAGATGATGGCCGGGCTGGCGCGACGGCGCCCTTTCCCTGGGATGTCGTCATGCATGTCGGCTTCTGCCTGTTGCGGCTTCCTCCAAAAGACTTTTGGGCGATGACGCCGGCGGAGTTCTTTCTGATGGCTGGTGGCGCAAGACCGCGCGGGGCGGCGACGGGCAGGGCGGAGCTGGACGAGTTGATGCGGGCGTTTCCGGACAGGTGATTGCGGATATCTTCACCATCGCCCTGCGCCTCGATGAGGGTGTCGTTAGAATGGAATAACCTCGTTTGGGTCGCCCGGATAAAGGGAAACTGGATGACGGCGGTAGGCGATAATGTCGGTCCGCTCTCCAAGATGCAGCCAATTGCCACCGTCATTTTTCCTTCCACCGATCCCCACGACGCCTCGATAAAAAATGAGGCGACCGGAGCGGAGACGTACATCCACATCGCCGACAGTGAACGGCGGTGAGCCGCCGTTCCAATCGACCCATCCGTGGTTCGGTTCAGTGGCGAAAATTTCCCACCGGCCCGTAAACCGGTCTTCTTCCCAATTGTCCACTGCCATGCCCGCGCCGCTCCGTGATTCACGATGTGAATTTAACACGCGTTGCTGCCGGCAGGCAGTGTGGACGACGGCGTTTTGACCTGTTTCGGGAGGTGGGTGAGGGGCAAAGACCCATGGAGAGAACAGAATGGAAAACGACGATACGAACGTATCCGAAACGCTGGCAGGGGCCGAGGCGCTGTCCGATGTGATGGCCGATCTGGAGGCGCGGTCGCAGCGGTTCGGCGCGGCGCTGACCGGTGCCTTGAGATCGGCAACGACGGGCGGAAAGGGGCTGGAAGACGTGCTGCGCGGTCTTGGCAACCGACTGACGGATATTGCTCTCAGTGCAGGCTTGAAGCCGCTTGAAGGGCTGCTTGGTAATGCCGTGGGATCGCTGATCGGCTCGGTGACGCCGTTTGCCGATGGCGGCGTGGTGCGGGCGCCGAGCTATTTTCCGATAAATGGCGGCACCGGGCTGATGGGCGAGGCAGGGCCGGAAGCGATCCTGCCGCTCAAACGCGGCGCGGACGGTTCGCTTGGCGTGGCTTCGGCTGGCAGTGGCGGGGCGATGCCGCAGATCGTTTTCAACGTGACGGCAACCGACGCGGCGAGCTTTCGAAAAAGCGAGGGGCAGGTTTCGGCCATGCTGGCACGCAGTGTCATGCGCGGGCGCAGAGGGCTTTGACGGGAGAGCATGATGAGCGGATTTCATGAAGTGCGGTTTCCGCTGCCGGTGGCGCTCGGGGCGAGCGGCGGGCCGGTGCGGCGCACCGATATCGTCAACCTTTCGAACGGGCGGGAACAGCGCAACCAGCGCTGGCGCGACAGTCGCCGCAGTTATGATGCCGGATCGGGCATCAGGTCGCTGGCCGATCTTTATGCGGTGCTGGAGTTTTTCGAGGCGCGCCGGGGGGCAGCTCTATGGGTTTCGGTTCCGCGATCCGGTCGATTGGGCCTCGTGTCCGCCGGGCGGGGCTGTTTCTGCGAGTGACCAGACCATCGGCACCGGGGATGGGGTGACTGCCTCGTTTCAACTGGTCAAGACCTATCAGGACGCGGGCGGCGGCTGGACGCGGCGGATCGTCAAGCCGGTTGCGGGAACGGTGCTGGTTTCGGTGGATGGCGTGGCTGTGCCCGGCACCGCGTATTCGGTGGATGCGGCGACCGGGATCTTGAGCTTTGCTGCGGGCGAGATACCGGCTGTCGGTGCGCTGGTCGAGGCCGGATATGAGTTCGATGTGCCGGTGCGTTTCGACATCGATCGGATCGACGTCAATCTCGCGCATTTCGATGCCGGGCGCATCCCGACCATACCGTTGACGGAGGTGCTGGCATGAGAACGATCCCTTCGGCGCTGAAGGCGCATCTCGACGGGCAGGCGACGACGATCTGCCATTGCTGGCGGGTGACGCGACGCGACGGCGTAGTGATCGGCTTTACCGACCATGACCGGGATCTGGGATTTGATGACACGGGCTTTTTGGCGGCGAGCGGGTTTGCGGCAAGCGAAAGCGAGCAGGCGGCAGGGCTGGGCGCTGGAGCCGACGAAGTGGCGGGCGGGTTTTCGAATGCCGCGATAGATGAGGCGGATCTGGCTGCCGGACGGTATGACGGGGCGCGGGTCGAGCTGTTTCTGGTCAATTGGGCGGCGCCGGATGAGCGTATGCTGCTCAATGTCCGGGAAATCGGCGAGGTAGTGCGGGCAGGCGGCCAGTTTCGCGCCGAGTTGCGCAGCCTGGCGCACCGGCTGAACCAGCCGCAGGGGAGGCTCTACAATCGCCGTTGTGACGCGAGCCTCGGGGATGGCCGTTGCCGGGTGAACCTTGCCGTTTGGCGCGGTGAGGGCGAGGTGATCGAGATGGGCGATCGGAGCAGGCTGCTGGTTTCGGGGCTGGCGGGTTTCGCCGGTGGTTTCTTCCGGCAGGGCAGGATCGCGTTTTCCAGCGGTATATTCGCAGAGGTGGACATGCACGAGCGGCGCGCCGACGGGACGGTGGTGCTTTCGCTGTGGCTGCCGCTGGAAGAGGAGGTCGAGCCTGGTCGGACCTTCACCGTGACGGCCGGATGCGACAAGACGTTTGAGACATGCCGGGCACGTTTTGCCAACCAGCTGAATTTTCGTGGGTTCCCGCATGTGCCGGGAGCGAACTTCGCCTATTCCTATGCGGACGGGGAGCGGATCCACGACGGCGGACCGATCTTCGAATGAGCGAGATGGGTGACAGGATCGTTGCGCTGGCGCAAAGCTGGATCGGCACGCCATACCGGCATCAGGGCGCGAAGAAGGGTGTGGGCTGCGATTGCATCGGCCTGATCCGCGGCATCTGGCGCGAGCTTTATGGCGAAGAGCCGCAGGCAGTGCCGCCTTATGCGCCGGATTGGGCGGAGCGAAGCGGTGAGGACCGATTACTCGCGGCGGCGCGGCGATTGTTCGGCCAGTCTCTGGTGCTCGATGAAGCTCAGCCTGGCGATCTGCTGTTGTTTCGCTGGCGACCGGATTGCGCCGCCAAGCATGCGGGCATTCTGGCAGCGCCGACGCATTTTATCCATGCCTATGAGCAGGCCACGGTGACACGCTCGGCGCTGGTGCCATCGTGGAGACGGCGGATCGCTGCGGTGCATCGGTTTCCAACGGCACGGACTGATTGAAAACGGCGGCGGGCTGGCGTATATTGCTGAAGTGGTGAGCGGGGGTGCAACCCCGCCCACCGGTTTACTTATCTTTTGAGATTGATCCGGACGGCTATTGACCAGCCCGTCCGGGTCACCCTCCAGATAAGCGTAACGCTAATCGGCTTGAGCCTCATAACATCACCTCCAGGTTTGAAAGCAGGGCTTCTGCCAAAGTCAGCGTAGCCAGTCTTCGCTGATGCGCCGGGCTGGCTCGGCGCATGCTGCTTTTGCTCCCAAACATTCACACGCTATCACAATTTTAACGCGCATCCAGCCGTGAAGGCTGATGCGTGGGGAGAGCTTATGGCCACTCTTCTTTTTCAGGCGGCAGGGGCTGCGCTCGGTGGTGTCTTCGGTCCGATCGGGGCGATTGGCGGGCGGGCTGCAGGCGCTTTGGCCGGCAGTGTTGTCGATCGGGCGTTGATCAATGGTAGCCAGACGATTTCGGGCGCGAGGCTCGGTACGGCACGCATTCCAGGAGCCGATGAGGGCACCGCGATCAACCGGCTTTACGGGACGGCGCGGATCGGCGGGACGCTGATCTGGGCGACGCGTTTCGAGGAGGAGGTGACCAGCGAGCGCACCGGCGGCAAGGCGACGGGACCGCGGGTCGAGACCTTTCGGTATTTTGCCAATTTCGCCACCGGGTTGTGTGAAGGGCCGATCGCCGGGGTAAGACGTGTCTGGGCGGACGGTCGTGAGATCGACCTGACGGCGATCGAGATGCGCGTTTATCGTGGCGAAGAAGATCAATTGCCTGATCCTCTGATCGAGGCGAAACAGGGCGATGGGTTGGCGCCTGCTTATCGCGGGCTTGCCTATGTCGTTTTCGAACGGTTGCCGCTCGATGTCTTCGGCAATCGTATCCCCCTTCTGCAATTCGAGGTGTTGCGGCCGGTCGGAACGCTGGAGAGCCAAATCCGCGCGGTGACGATCATTCCAGGCGCGACGGAGCATGGCTACCAGACCGGCCAAGTGACGGAAAAGACCAGCGAGGGCAGCGGCCGCATCATCAACCGGCATACGACGACGGCGCTGACCGACTGGCAGGCCTCCATCGACGAGTTGCAGGCGCTTTGCCCTAACCTCAAACGGGTGGCGCTGGTTGTGTCATGGTTCGGCACGGACTTGCGCGCCGGGCATTGCAGGATCTTGCCCGGCGTCGAGGTGGATGAACGGCGGGATGAGAGCGATCCGTGGTCGGTGGCCGGCATAGACCGTGGTAGCGCATATCTTATCAGCCGGCGGGACGGTGGGCCTGCCTATGGCGGCACGCCGAGCGATGCCAGTGTCAGGGCGGCGATCGCAGATCTCAAGGCGCGAGGGCTGAAAGTCTGCCTCTATCCCTTCGTGATGATGGATATTCCGCCGGGCAACGGCCTTTCCGATCCCCATGGCGGGGAGGAACAGGCGGCCTATCCCTGGCGTGGGCGGATCACCTGCCATCCGGCGCCCGGACAAGCTGGGACGGCGGACAAGACGGCGGCTGCACGGACACAGGTCGAAGCTTTCGGCGGTGGAGCGGAAGGGTATCGCCGTATGGTTCTGCACTACGCGGAACTGGCTGTCGATGCGGGTGGGGTGGATGGTTTCATCATCGGCTCGGAACTGCGCGGACTGACGCAATTGCGCGATGAGGCGGATCGCTTTCCTTTCGTCGAAGAGCTGGTCGATCTGGCAGCCGACGTCAGAGCGCGGATGGATGCCGCGACGAAGATCACCTATGGCGCCGATTGGAGCGAATATTTCGGTTATCATCCGCAGGATGGATCGGGGGACGTGTTTTTCCACCTCGATCCGCTCTGGGCGTCGCCGGATATAGACGCCGTCGGGATCGACAATTACATGCCGCTCTCCGACTGGCGCGACGAGGATCTCGCTGAGGTTAATCCGGATGGATTTGCGGCGCGTGACGATGCAGCTGGGATGGCGCGGCAGATTGCGGCCGGCGAGGGATATGACTGGTATTACGCCAGCGACGCCGACCGGTTCAGCCGAAAGCGCTCTCCAATCAGCGATGGACTGGCCGGCAAGCCCTGGGTGTTTCGCTACAAGGATATTTCAGACTGGTGGTGGCACCCGCATTTCGACCGGGTGGGTGGTGCGGAGAGGGCAGTGCCAACCGCCTGGACGCCGGGCATGAAGCCCGTGTGGTTTACCGAACTGGGCTGCCCCGCGGTGGACAAGGGCGCCAACCAGCCGAACGTATTCGTCGATCCGAAATCGGCGGAAAGCAGTCTCCCTTATTTTTCGTCGGGTGGCAGGGCGGACAGTCAGCAGCGGCGGTTCCTCGAAGCGCATCACGATCACTGGCAGGGCGGTGATGCGCCGGAAGGCATGGTCGATCCGGGTCACATGTTCGTCTGGTCCTGGGATGCACGACCGCAGCCGGCGTTTCCGGATGATCTGTCGATATGGAGTGACGGCAGCAACTGGCGGACCGGTCACTGGCTCAACGGACGTATCGGCGGCACGACGCTTGCCGATGCGATTGCAGCGATCCTCATCGACCACGGTATCGAGAATTTCGATGTTTCGGCGATGAGCGGCGATCTGAGCGGTTATGTACAGGCCGATCTGATCTCGGCACGGGCCTTGATCGAACCGCTGATGGATGTCTTTCAGATCGATGCGGTCGAGGATTCTGGCCGGATCAGCTTTCTTTCGCGGCTTGGATCGAGTCTCAAGCCGCATGAAATTATAGTTCTGGTCGACATCGAAGACGAACCGCTGTGGACTGAAAATCGCGGTCATGACAGCGATTTTCCCGCCGAGGCGGCACTGACGTTTTACAATCCGATGCTGGACTACGAACAGGCGAGTGCGCGCTCACGCCCGGTCGCGGCGGAAAGTCGCCGGGTACTGGGGTATGATCTACCGGCAACGCTCTCTGAGGAAACGGCGCTTGGCGCGGTTGAAACCGCTTTGCGAGCGAACCGTATTGCCAGGCGAACGCTCAGCTTTGCCATCTCGCCGAGCGAGCAGGCAATCGAGACGGGGATGCGATCCGGCTTGTCCATGGACCGGATGGGACATTCGTGGTCGAGCGGGTCGAGGAGGGTGCGGTGCGCCGGATCGAGGCGCGGCACCATGCGGCTCTTCCTCCGTCCAGTTCAAACGTGATGGCCGGCCGGCGCAATACGAGCGGCGGAGGCGTCTTCGATGCGTTCCAGCCGATCCTGCATTTCATGGATCTGCCGCGCCTGACCGATGCGGCGGCTGAAAGTTTCGCCTGTATTGCCGGATATTGCCGGCCCTGGCGCCGCATGGCCATCTCTTCATCAACGACCAGCGAAGGCTACAGGACGCGGGTGACGATCGACCGCCCGGCGCGGCTCGGAGCGCTTTCTTCTCCATTGCTTCCCGGCATTTCCGGTCGGTTCGACCATGCGAACGTGTTGGAACTGGACCTCCATTTCGGCGGGCTTTCGTCCGCGGATGAACTGGCCGTGCTGTCCGGCGAAAACCGGATCGCGGTGAGAGCCCAAAACGATGTCTGGGAAATCATAGGCTTCCTGTCTGCCGAGGAAGTCGCGCCCAAACGCTGGTGGCTGTCGGGTCTGATGCGTGGACTTTCTGGGACGCAGGACGCGACTGCGGCAGGTGCCTTGGCAAGAAGTGTGTGCGTGGTTCTGGATGACTCAATCGTGCCGCTCGGGCTTGGCGGCGAGGAGCGTGGCCGGTCGCTCAACTGGCTTGCCGAGAGCCTCGGCAGCAATGGCGACCGTGTGGGGCCTCATGTCTTTGCGGGTGGTGAGCGAGCCGAGACGCCGATGGCTCCGGTGCATCTGCGGGCAGAACGCAGAAGCGATGGTGACATCGCGATCGGCTGGACAAGACGGGGTCGGATCGACGCGGACGGCTGGGAGGCTTCCGACATTCCGCTGGACGAACCGCAGGAGCGATACCGTCTCGATCTGATGGCGGGCGGAGCGGTGGTTGAGGAGCGTCGAGGTGACCGAGCCGTCCTTCCTTTATCCGGCAGAAGACGAGCTTGCCGATTTCGGCACGCGGCTGGCGGTGATCGATTTGACCGTCAGGCAGATGGGGCGCGCCGTTCCACTCGGCATTCCGGCGCGCTCGGTGATCAATCTTTGATAACAAGGAGATGAACGGATGGATATGATGAAAAACTGGTATCAGTCGAAGACGATCTGGGGTGCTTTGATCGCAGTCGCGGCCTCCGGGTTGCACCTGGCCGGACTGGAGATCGGGGCCGCGGACCAGGCGGAACTGGCCGATATCGCGGTAACCCTGACGGGTGCGACAGGCGGCCTTCTGGCCCTTTACGGACGCCTGGTTGCAACTGGTTCGATCGGTGGAAAAGGGGGCTCGGGGGCTTCCTGAAGGCCAGCATTACACAGCATTCATTTGCCATTCAGCCGTCATCCGATACATAATCCATAACATGCTTTGGACATGACCTTTCGTCGGTTGAGTGGAAACGGGTAAACATGGCGCGACTGCCGATCATCGCGATTTTGGCCGCCGGCACTGCATTTGCAGCTTTGCCCGGAGAGCCTGCGACTGCACGGGACTATCTCGTGCTGGTCGCCGGCGACTGCGGCACCGCCGCGTCGCGCGTCGTTCGCGATACCGGTGGACAGCTTCTTTCGGCCCAGCCGTCCTCGGACGGCCAGACCTGTGTCGTCACCGTCCTCGTACAGGGCAACGGCAGCGAACGGCCGCGCAAGGTTACCGTCCGGGTGCCGATGTAA